CCATCTTAGCAAGAAGACCTGCATAACTAGCTGTAAGTAATGCAGCACTCCAACTCAAAACTGAAATTCTAACGATAGTGCTCATACATTTTTCCTTTCTGTGGGGATCAGCCATCGTTCTAAAAAAATAGAGGGGTATGGTCCCCTCTATTTATGTTTTCAAGCTTCCCCAGAAGTTGTTTTCTTTTTCCCAATATTATATTTACTCTCTAGAGTCCACTCACCCTTCTCTTTATATGCAATTACTTTGATTTGATTAAGTGGTGCAGCATCAGAAATATAATCTGCATTTGTCACAGTAATCAATCCCCAATCACATAGTAGTTGGATAATTCTATTTCTACGTTGCACATCATTAACTGTAATATTTGCTCTCTTCCCATCAAGTGCAAACAGTTCTTTAAAGTGAACAATATAGTACTTACCCTTTTTGTGAAGAATATGGCAAGATTGATAGATTTTCTTTTCTTTACGGGAGGCAACACCAATACGGGTCAGAGTCTCTCTCACTTTTAGAAAGTCATCAGGTTCTTTAAGAACCACTTCTACCATCAGTTCAGGTCTCCACTGGTACTCTGTATCCATTTCATCAATCATTTCTTTCCTCCAATGTCAAGTTTTTTACGAATAAAATTAATTTCTTCTTTATTTAGAAGGGAAAGTGCCGACTTTGCTTTCTCATTACTATATCCATAATATTTTTTGATCAATTCCAAGTCATTAATCTTGTCCTTCTTCAACCAGGGAGTGAATCTCTTCTTTTTCCTGATAGCATTAAGATAGTAAGTGTATTGTAAATCACTATCTAAGTGATTATTTATATTCATTTCATTCGCAAACATTACAGTATCGATAAAACCAGAAAGGCATCGATTGATAATATATGGAGGATATTGTTTAATTGTAATGGGATCTTCCTCAATCAAATTATTCTTTTGATAATTAATTGAGTTTAACCAGTCTTTCAATTCCATAATCAAAGTAATTCTTCAAGGGATGATTTAGTAGAATAGTTTGTAATCAAAAGTTCTGTTTTAAGATTATCTTTCCGATGAACCATTCCATATCGAAGTTGCCAGTGTTGCTGATAGAAGTCTTTATACCTATCAGTAATCCATTCATTTACATTATAGGTAATCATAAAGTTGTGAGGACAGTGCTCAACAACATCTGCGAATCGTTCATGACTGAAAGACTTATGCATTTCCTTATTCCTCCCATAAAGAAAATCTTTAATATCATATGGTGGATCTAGAAATACAAAAGTATCTTCCCCAGGAGTTGTAATCAACTCAGAGTAGTCTTTATTTGTAATCCTCCACCGTTGAATAATCTGAGAGTAACCTTTCAGTTTAGAGATATTTGAATGAGTAAAGTTTTGACGAGATGCAGTAACACTGAAAGTACTATTTTCCGTCAAACCAGAATAAGAACACTTATTAAGAATATAAAAAGACACTGCAGCATCCATGGTGTCTTGATTCTTAATATCATCTTTAACTTTATTAAAGAGTTCTTTGTGTGCATCATCACTACCATTCATAGCATTTTTAACTGCTAGAATAGTATCAGACAGTTCTTCCCCCGCATCCCGAAGAATAGTCCAAAAATTATAAAGAGGGTAGTAAAGATCATTCACCCAAACTGGTCGGTTAGGATATTTCTTAGTAAGATGAATACTTACCGATCCTCCACCAAGAAAAGGTTCCCGTAATTCTTTATACTCAGGGAACCACTGGTCCAGCGATTTAAGTGCTCTAGTTTTACCACCAGGATAACGAAGAGGGGATTTCAATACTTTTTGGGAGGTCATATCAAACGATAATCTTTTTACTAGGTGTGATTACTGTACCAAACATCTTACCATACTGCTCTACGATTTGAGCATCAGGTTCAGCAATGTACACAACAAACTGACGTTGAATTTCAATTTGTTTTTCAGATTTACTAATCATAGGTGACCAAGGAGCAAATCCAAGAGTACCTTCACCACTAGGAAATCCAACGATTGCATTCTCAACAATCACAATGTCACGTTGATCATTATCGATAACGTTAGCAATTAAATCCTCACCAGAGGACATACGAATAAGTTTTACGTTCATTTGAATACACACCTCATCATTAGTTCAGTCATAAAAGCAAGAGTATTGATCTCTTGATCTGCCACAAAAGCAGATTTGTATTGATACTCAGCAAGAATCAGAACTGCTTCTGGAATACTTGCTGATTCCATATAATCATACAGAGAGTCATAAACTCTACGAAGAATAAAGTTTGGATCATTATCCTGATTAGCAACTACCCATTTGCGAACTTCAGTAAACTCTTTGTTCTTGAGTTTCTTCATAAGATCTGAAGCATTAATATCAGAGATAGCAGCAAGAATACCACTATCAATTCTTCCGCAGGAAGAATACCTTTGAAGTTCATTAATAATTCTCCTGAAGTCAGGGAAGTATTTCAGGATAAGTTCTGCAACAACCTTTTCTTCAAACTCGACATTTTCCTTCTGAAGGATCCAGGAAATCCTTTCCATGAAGGATTCGGCAAGTTGAAGTTTTGCTCTGCCTCGGATACTGAAGTCAACGACTGCACACCTGGAATGTAGAGGTTCGATGATCTTGTTTTTGTAGTTACAGGTGAAAATGAATCTGCAGTTGTTAGCAAATTCCTCAATAGATGCCCGTAGGAGGAGTTGAACATCTGAGGTCGTATTGTCTGCCTCGTCAATAATGATGACTTTGTGTTTAGCAGACGAAGAAAGTGAGAAGGTCGAAGCAAAGTTCTTCGCATTGTTTCGGACAGTATCAAGGAATCTACCTTCGTCGGATCCATTGATGACATAATAATCTGCTCCCAATTCATTACACAGTGCTTTTGCGATGGTGGTCTTACCAATACCAGGAGGACCAGCAAGAAGGAGATTAGGAATCTCCCCCTTATTTAGAAACCCTTTAAAGATTTCCTTATAATCATCCGTGATGATACAATCATCAATCACTTGAGGACGATACTTTTCAACCCAGAGAAACAGATCATTCATAGTCATCACTTAGCATCAGGTTCAAGGGCAATCCAATATGAAACATTATTGTTCTTGCCAGTAAATTTAGCAACTTTAGGATTGCTAATTTGCACATCATAAGATCCAGGGAGAAGTTTCAAGTTCTCCATTTTCAAGCAGTAACAGAATTCATCTTCAGTTGTTCCTACAGGAAGAGAATAAACGTTTGAAGTTTCATTCTTTTTATCATTCACAGATAGGTAAATCTTACCGTCATGCCCATAGAGACAAAGATCAGGAACTGAATAAATTGCTGCTGCCTTTTGTAGTTGAGAAAGAACATCAGATTCCAAACTAAATTGAACATCAATGGAAGGAAGTTCAATTTCTTTATCTGGAGGAGTGACAATTACACTGGGATCTGCATAATAGAATACAGACTTTGCTCCAGTAGAATCCGTAACGGTTACTTTCTTATCATCAGAACAATCAAAATAAGGATCTTTAAAGAGAGTCAGACCACCAAGGAAAAGACCAAGATCATAGATTGAAAGTTCTGTTGGAAAAGTTTCAGTGACTTCTGCACGGGCAAGAATATTCTTATTGATAGAAAGAGTAGAAATTACATTGCCTGGTTTAATGACAATGGACTTATTGATGGATGAAAAATTCTTAAGAATATTAAGAGTATTAGCAGAGATGTTTACTTTCATACCGATTTGAACTCCTGAAGACCGTTGTTAGTGCGAGAATAATGTTTATCAAAGTGAAGCAGAAGCATAGCATAGTGAATCACTTTGAGAAGATCACGTTTGTTGTGTCCACTCTTATCACCATACCGACTGCCATACTTGATGATGTTTGCTTGACAGAAATCAGATGCTAGATCTTTTGCTGCCATGAGATCAATTGTTTGAATATCACGATAGTCATCACTATGCCCACAATAATGGCTGCCATATGTACTTACCAGGTATTCTTCAACATCTTTAAGGATCTTATCCTCATTGTACTTCCATTGCATAATTAGGTTCCTCCAGGATACATTCAATAGATTCAATATAGCATGTAGAGGGTTCATAGTCAACCCCATTTTCATGATAGAGATGACCAATGTAACATGCTACATCTTCACCACCATGAAATTGATAAATTTTACATTTGATAAGAAAAACACCCCCATCTATTTTACGGATAAGGGTGTGACGGGGAAGGTTATCGTACATCAGAAGGGTGCTGCCTCCTCAACAGGGGTTTCAACCTTGTCATCCACCTTGGAATAGAGTTCCATGAAGGACTGTTTGGTATCGGCATCGAAACGGTTCACACACACTTCGATTGCCTTGTCACGTTTGCCAAAGATCTTGTAAGCATTGGCAATGTGAACCAGACGACGGGTGCTGATAATCTCATCCACACCACCATCATAGAAGGTCTTACGGATCACCTGTGCCCAACGCACCAGTTTCTCAGCAAAGTCCTGATCCTGATCATCCATAGCAGAAGAAACAATCTTCACTTCCGTTTTCTCTGCAGGATATTCTTGCTCAAACGTGATCGGAAAACGTTCCAGGAATGCCTCGTTGAGCACGTTGGTTCCGATGAATCGTCCATCGTCAGAACCTTTGCCCTTAGTGTTAGCAGTAGCAACCACAGTGAACCCAGCAGCAGGACGGACATACTTGCCGATCTTTTTCAGGAAAACACCTTTGCCTTCGAGAACACTTTGCAAACAAAGAATCTTGTTAGAGGCAAGGTCGATCTCATCAAGCAGAAGCACTGCACCCCGTTCAAGTGCCTCAACCACAGGACCATTGTGCCATGCCGTATTGCCATCCACAAGACGGAAACCACCGATCAGATCATCTTCATCAGTTTCGATAGTGATATTGACACGAATCATCTCCCGTTTCAGTTGAGCACATGCCTGTTCAACACTAACAGTTTTACCGTTACCAGACAGACCAGTAATGAACACAGGATAAAACTGCTTGGACTGGATTACTTTCTTCAGATCAGTAAAGTTCCCGAACGGGACAAAACCAGGATCTTTCTGGGGGACAAAGGTGATATGTTCCTCATCGGGAACAACAGCAGCATGAGTATAAATCTGTTCCAGTTTTTCTACCTCCTGATCAAGAGTCCAAGTTCCACGTCCAGTCTTATAGTTCTTCAGTTTATTAGAGAGAGTTTGGTAGGACATACCAATCTCAGTAGCATATTCCTTCAGTTGTGCAGCAGTCAGAGTCTTACCGAAACGTTGTTGCAGGTTAGAGATTTCCACAGTTTTCGTCATGATGTAGGGTTGGTGGGTTGGGGTCCGTTGCTTACCTAGTAATTATAGGGCATCGGGAGGCAGGGGTCAAGCAATTTGACCCGCAAACTTCGATAAGATTACCTTATTGACCATCTTACCATTCATATGTTTCTTAAATGCACTGGTCAATTGTGCCTTAGAAGAGGGATCTTTCACTGTAAGTTCATCCGTTTCTTCCTCTTTAGGATTCCAATAACGGTAAGAATATGCACTCTTGGGAAGGGGAAGAAGATAAAGTTCTTTGAATCCACAGTTAGGAATTGCAGCACACTTATTCTTGTCCCATTGCTTCTCAAATTGAGTGGAATCAATGTTATTTTGGTAGCACATATTACGGACCTCAGACTTACCACAGAGACGGAATCCAAGCAGATTGTAGTCAACAATGTTGGAGATGTAGTCCACAAACTCATTGGTCAGTGAACCAGAACCAGTTTCAACCTTACGGGAATAACGAGTCTTAGGATCACGAAGAATGCAGACACGATCTCCATAGATGGGTTGAGAGTGATTTTCCCTCAATGCTTTGATGTATGTTGTATATCCAGGGTTGCAAGCCTCACCGTCAGAGAGATAAATCACATTAACTTTCTGGACCTTCTCTTCACTTTTGAATTTTTCGACAACCTGAGGGGTGGTGACGATGGTTTCTACCAGGGGGGTGCCAGACAGAGGAAAATCGTAGTTATAACCATGATTCTTACGATAACCTTCACAGTTGACGTAAAAGTATTCCATCATGGAATCAAGAGTCTGTGCATTCATCTTGGATGAGAAGAACTCCAGCAAACGGAAATCCTTATCAATATGAAGATGATTCAGTTTGTTCTCACAGGGAACACCAGGAAAAACATGATCATTGGTATAAGCATCGGAGAAACCATACACACGAAAAGGAATTGCAACCTTCTTACAGAACCAAATCAGATCATACAGTTGCTTGATCGTATTCACCATACTGCTGGACATAGAACCAGACCAGTCAAGGAAGAACACAAGACCGTGATTCTTACCGTCAGGAATAGTG